GAAAAATTTACCTAGTGCATACTATTTAAGTTTTTCCAGCGCTGTAAGCTAGTTTGCGATCCAGCTATTACATTTCTCACCCGATTGCCCACCTATCGGTGTTCAGTCACAATCCTCCGCCCCAACTTTCAGTTATTCGTTACTACTATCGTCATAAAGTATAGTATAGTGAATAATAATACTACAGAATAAAATATTAGGCATAACCCTAAACTCGATTCACAGCCGTTACCCTGTTCAGCCACCGACCAAAGTTTTGCGATCAACATGTCGATCAAGAAAACTTTAATGAGGTCCTTTATCCCCACTGCTGATATTGAGTTTAGTTCTTTATTAAATAAATTAATACAAGTAGAAAGTAATAAATTAGATAGAACTCGCCTAGATATACTTAGGGAGTCTTTTAATTTACCTTTTTGCCGTTTTAGTAAATTGCCTGTCCCAATAATAAATAAATTTGGTAGGGACTTTCAGGCTATTTCAAATTTTGTTGATGATAGATTGTCAACAAGAATTGGAATGACCAATAATGTCCAACAGGATGTTCTTGAGGAAGTATCCGGCAAGACATACTGGGGGGATGGTTACAAGGTCAGAGCGTGGAGAAATCCACTAATGATCGATGTATATATTAGTTTTGGTCGTTATTATAATTTAGACTGTGATTTTAAATTTCGTTTAAAGTTTATTAAAAACAAAAAATCAAAAAGAATTCTCACTTTTGTCGATACCTATATCTGTGGTGATAATGGTTATTCTGAACCATATTGCCAACAGTTTAGGCTTTTCGACGATCTGGACATAAAGAAATTCCGTGTCCAGTGTCTGTTGTTATCTGTCGTCGAAAAGATAGACAGTTTCATTCAGGTGACGAATTACGGCATCAACATGTGCTTTCGTCAACCTATGACTGACTTCAGAGGCAAACTCATGAATGAGTTGAAAGGCTTCAATAAAAAGGTTGTTAAGATAAAGGAATCGAAACAGCCTTTAATAATTTTTGGTTCCGTACCTGTCGACATTTTAGAATCGGAAAAGAAAGGGTCGACGTCGGAAACAAAAATTGGTGCTGACTTAAATAAGAACAGCACAACTCGTTCCTACAGAGATGTTGTGGTCAAAAGCAAACCTGTAGAGAGAAAAACACCTTCTCCTGACAAAGATGCGGGGAAGAAGGTGTCTGAAAAATCGGTCGCCGTAAAGAGCAACGTTGCTAAAGTTGCGAACAAAAAGGCGGCTGACCCCTTTTGTGACGTCCGTTTTCATACGGACAATGAAGGTAAGGAGTATTTCACCGTCAGATATAGAGACGGTAAGACAAAATACATCAACAACGGGTGTACCGCAGTTGTTGATATGTTTAATGCTACCTTGGGAGAGGGACAGTATACAATACATCCTAAATGTCTCACACCAAGTGGTAGGAGGTTTGCGTCTTACCCGAACTCATACTGCTGGTTAGATGCGTTTTGTTTGGCTAAGAAGAAAATACCAGCAGAATGCGTTCCATACCCGAGTTTAACTTACGGGTATTTATTGAGATGTGGACTTGCTAAGGTCTTGAGAGGCCACGTAACCTTACATGGGAATGGGTACGGACATTTTGACGCGAGGCAGTATTATAAATACTCCAAACCCCATGCTTCCCTTAAAGTGGGTGTCAAATTGGAGGATGGCATCAATGTCAATGTTAAAAACGCTGACGTATTTTTTGATGACATTTTTGCCAGTGTTCTCAATCAGCCGAATCTACGAACTGAAAATGATGTTATGTCGAACGTCATGCGTAGATTGTCGCATAAAATAAATGAGTCTTTAGAAAGGAAGAAAGATATCAACATATCTGTCTGTTTATCAACAAACGAAAAGAAAATGTTGAGTGATATCTTTCCTGAGTTGTGTCTGAACTTCTCAGAATCCTCTCACTCTTCACATCCTCTGTTTACCGCTATGAGGGATTGTGAGAATTACCATTTCGCTAAGAAAATGAAGTTTCGTGACTATATCGATGCAGGTGGTAATATTTGCGACGTTGTAAGAAAGAACCTGAAGGATGTGCATGTATGTTCTCCAGTTGTGGATGTAAAGGATTCACAGAGGATGATGGCTAGGAGTAACATGCTTGATAAGACTTCGGGTTTTGATGAATCTGTGACAATGTGCACGAATCTTTGTCAAGAATGTCATCATGAGAGTCAGAACATTATTGCTGTTCAAGTTTATGACATGACTCTCATGGACATGGGAAAAGCCATTTTGTCACATAAGGCTAAAAGATTTGATTTTAGCGTTATAATACCACCCGAGATAATTGAAGAACAATGTCAGGTGAAGATGTTCGGAGATTCCTTGATCGTTAAATCCGATGGGAGGAAATGTACCTATTACTATGGTAGTAGTGGTGAATGTTACGAACATGATGTTGAAAATTTGAGGCAGATTTTATCAACTCAAATATTCTCCGTAGACGGGGTGTTGTTCAGGAAGACTCTTGAAGATTCAAGGGGTGGATTACACTTTTTCTCCGTCGTACCCTGTTTAGGTATGAAGAATGGGAAATACACCTTGAAGTCTTTTTACCCAAAGACAGAGATGGATAAAGTTCTCATGTTGGTCCCAGTGAAGAATAAGTTTGGGATAGTCGAGAATGTGAGGGTAAAGACTGATAGGTCAATAGTTTATCATCTTCTTGAATATGTTATGAATACCGCGCAAAGGATAGATGATAAATCATATGAATATCTCATGTCACAATTCAGGGCGAGGAAAAGTATAACAATCAAGGGAGGTAAAGTAATTCAAGAACCTTTTGAATTGCCTTTGGAGTCATACCCTGGGTATCTTGGTATCATCTTGGGTGAGGGACTAAGATTGCGGGAGAAAACGTTATCAATGGCCAAGATGAGTTATTGGAAACATTATCTACCCACCATTTACAGAATAATAATTTCCTTCCTTCATAAGATGTTATCCAAATCTAAGGAGTTGATGTATGGTTATGCATTGAAAGGTCTTAGGTTGGTAATGTCTGATGAATTTATTGAAGATCTTACTAATGGGGATAGAAGGATTTTTGATGTTAAAGAGACCTATGAATTTGTCCAAGAGGTTAATATTGTTGGGCAAGAGGGTGAGTGTTATGTCATAAATGAGTCTTTTTCGAGATTCATCCACGAGTCCAAACAAAATATAGAGAAATTGGACGAACCCATTTCACGTTTAGAAGATTATCTTGAAGAAGATGATCTTGATAGAGTTAAAGAAATGGCACTATCTGGTGGGGGTTCTTTCGATGTACTTTCGAATACAGGCTACAGATATTATGAGAAGATCTACAATATGATCTCCTTAGTATGTATCGATAAAGAGAAAGTGCATAAGATATCTGGAGTGGTATCAATGGTGTTTTTCTACCTTGTCAAGTGTGGAAAAAGTGCCTTATCCCAAATAAAAGATGTCTTAAAGAAACTCATCTCTATGTTGTTCTCTGGAGTTAAAGGTATTGGTGAGTCTTTCAAAAATTTTATCAAGGGTATTAAGGATATTATGAAGAAGAAGATAATTGAGAAAAATGATGCCCTTTTTGATGAATTTTTGAAAGCTTTCGAAAATTATGAGAGCGACGATATCATTGGTAATGGAAAATCGGTCGATTTGATTAACACGACCGGAGTTGAGGAGGAGAAACTTGAAATCGATACTGATGGAAATAGTGGAGATGTTTACAACCTCAACAAAGAAATTACTCTGTCTGGAGGTGGATGCAAATTTTGTATCACTTTAGATGGTTGGACGTTCTGGTTGAAAGAAAAATTTTATACAAGTTATTTCTATCAACCAGATCTGCTGAAGAAATTGAAAGAGAAGCTGGCAAAGTTTTTGGACTTTTTGCTGACAACAAACCTGTTAGTGGAGGAGATTAAAGAAGTTTTTGTTGAGTACAAAAACAAATTTATTCAATGGGTTTTATCGGAAGATTGTGTATCAATAACTATTGACACATTATCTTTCAGTTTTGTGAATTTTGTCATCCATTTATTAACCAACCAGTCTATCACCCTGAGACAGATCTTATGCAATATAATTTTTGTTGCGATAAGGTCTTCGGGATTAGGTAGGAAATACTTAGGGCCAGTGTTTGTGACTGCACAAGTGGCAAACTTTATCAGCTTGGTCAATCCTGCCAATTTGACTGCATATCTTATAAGGAGTCTGGGAATGCAAATGACATCTCATTTCCTTAAGAAGAAAGCCCAGTACATAGAGTGTTTGAAACCGGTGGCAACGGACATCATAGCTAAAGATATTTTGGGCATTAAGTGGTATGACAAAGTGAGCTATAAAAAGTTGAGATCAGTGTCATACGTTTTACTTGCGATGGCTCTTTTCTATCCTAGAGCTGTTATAATACTTTCCCTTATCACTCTGATAATATATGAGAACAAAATATACTTAGACTCATGCGTTATTCAAGCTAACGTGAAACTTGCTTTTTCGTCGGTTCTGTCCAAAGTTAACAGAAGTAATCGTCTGCAGGCTTTAAAACAGATTGCCGCGAAAAAGTTTTCCGGTTCTAAGTATTTTGTTGACAATGATGATAAGGAAGGTTGTCAGATTGCAGGTGATGTTGAAAGAGACAATCAAAACGACGATGAACCTGTAGTCGAGTTTGATTATGACGGTTCATACCTGGAAAAGGAAACTCCGAAGTCTAAAAGGTTGATAGATTTCATTCAAGAGGGGTTACCTGAGAAGATAAACTGGGCTGATGAGGCAGAGGAGGCTGAGAATAGAGAAAACATGACTGGTCTAAATTTCTCAATTCTTGAGCCAACGATTAACAGGAGGTTCAAAGTAAGTAATGTCGATTGTAAGTTGAGTAATGTCCTCCTTACTTATCCTCATTCTTACAACTATTCACCCAGAGTTACAGGTGATATGAATAAGGATGCTATCACCGAATTCTATTATCTTGAAGGGAGAAAGTTGAATACAGAAATGGGGAAAATTGACAACGTGATTGGAAAGTTCGAATGTCTGTGTGGCAAACTTAAAACCTTTAAACAGGTAGTTTGGGACTTAAGAAATTACATAGACGATAGAACTTTGTATGTTTCTGATGATGGAGTGAAATGGTTCAGACTTTACAACTCTGAAGAACCACCGGTTACGTTGGAAGGTAAGTGTAAGTTTGATGAAAAATGCGTTTTAAAAAATTTTAACACCGAGATAGATGGGTTTCAAGTCACGAGTGATGAGTTTCTCGGACTTTATACCAAAAACAGATGCGTTGCTCTTGAAAAATTTTGCAACGATCTCGGTGAATTCACAGTAATTGATCAAGAGAGAGACATAAAATTTTTTAACAAACCTCCTGGTGCTGGTAAGACGACTACAATCGTTAAAAGTATCTTGATGGATGTTGAAAAGAGGCAAAACCCTCTCGCTTTGACTTGTACCTCAGCCGGGAAGAATGAAATAATTGATAAGCTGAGAGAAAAGGGGTTGAGAAATGGTGCCAATTACGTCAAGACTTACGATGCCTTCATGATGAGGATGAGTGAAGTAAGACTTGATAAAGTTTACTGTGATGAAATTTTTATGGTTCACGCCGGACAGTGGATGGCTTGTCTCAATTTAATGAAATGTGACGTGATTAGATGTTATGGAGACAAAAATCAGATCCCTTTCATTAATAGAGTACCCAATTCTGTTTGTAAATTTTCTTATGAACCATATGAGAGTTATAAGATTTTTCATGACAACATATCATATAGATGTCCTGTAGATGTCTGTTATTTGTTGAGCAGTCTTCAAACTCCAGATGGTAAGAAATTATACCCTAATGGTGTATATCCAGCAGGGAAAAATAAGAATGTTCTAAGATCCATGCAAGTTGAACCCATCCATTCTGTCAACGATCTGAAACCTGTTGATGGAGTGAAGACTATAGCTTTCACACAGTTTGAGAAAGATGATGTCTCAAAAAGATTGTCGAGCAAGTCTAACGAGTCAAGAACTTGTAATACGGTTCATGAGGTTCAGGGCGGTACCTTCCCGAAAGTTGATCTGGTTAGAATTAGACAATACGATAATCCTGTGTATAATAGTATCAACCAATTTATTGTTAGCGTATCAAGACACACTGAGAAGTTAAATTACAAGGTCTTGAACAATAAAATGAATGATTTCACAGGGGAAAAAATCAGTGCCTTAAACACAGTAGCTGACTATGTGATTAAAGAGCATCATTTTAAGCAGTGTGTTTGACATTATTGAAATGACGGTCGACGAAATAATATTTCCGAAAACCTTTAGTAGACCGTCATCTTCACATCAAAAGGCCATAAATGATTTCATGATGCTAATCAATCCAGAGCTAAGTGCGTACAATTACATCAATAGAACTCTTCTATTTGAGTATGAGCAGTACGAACTACCCTTAGTAGGAGAAGTATCCGTGAAATTGAGTAAATCAAAACCTTACTCACCAGGATTGTATATCATTCCAGACATATTAGGGAAAGGTGAGAGATCGAGGCCCAATACTTGGAAACAAGTAATGCTGTCACTGTCACACAGAAATTTCTCAGCTCCGAGGATCAATGAGAATTGTGACACACTAAAATCTGCCGAGATTTTAGCCAAAAGCATTATGAAAGCTTTCGATTTTTCAAAGTTGGCAGAAAATTTCGACTCAATCTTACCAGACATTTGGAGTATATCTAAATGGATAAGTGATAGGGAGCCGGAAAAGGTGAGGAAACTCAAAAGAAGTTTTAGTCATGAGCTTATGGTATCACAATTTAACCACATGAAATTGATGGTTAAAGGGGACATGAAACCAAAGATGGACACGTCGAGTTACACTACATATTCTCCCCCAGCTAACATTATCTATTATGAACATGTGATTAATATGTTTTATTCACCTATGTTCTTGAGAATTTTTGACAGAATAGTCTACTGTCTTAATTCCAAAGTGGTAATGTATTCTGGTATGAATCTAGAAACTCTCGCCAGTTTAGTTCAAGCAAAACTTCCTCTACCGATAGATCAGTATAAAACCACAGAGATAGACTTTAGCAAGTTTGACAAATCTCAGGGTGTGATTTTTAAAATGTACGAAGAGTTGATTTATAAATTTTTTAAATTTGACTCCGATACATATGAGAGCATGAAATTCTCTGAGTATTTTTGTAGAGCTAGAAGTCAATGTGGTGTGACGACTGAGTTACCAGCACAAAGACGCACTGGTTCTCCAAATACGTGGTTGTCTAACACGATTGTCACGATGGCAATGTTACTATCTCAGTACGACCTTGATGACATCGATCTACTACTTGTGAGTGGAGACGATAGTCTTATCTTTTCGAGGAAGGACTTGGGTAACAAAGCTAATGAAATCAACAGAGATTTTGGTATGGAAGCAAAATTTATAACTAATTCCGTACCTTACTTCTGTTCAAAATATATCATTAGTGACAGAGGTGAAATCAAAGTGTTACCAGATCCTGTTAGATTTTTTGAGAAATTGTCAGTCCCAATGCCTCTCGCTGATTATGAGGGTATGACAATGCTCAGGGAAAGATTTACATCTTTCAAAGATTTGATGCAAGAATACAACAACGATACAGTTTGTATTCTTGTAGACAATCTTATATCCATGCGCTATGGAACTCCTAGGATGGCATCATATGCAGCATTGTGCTACATTCATTGCCTCTGTTCGAACGTTTTAGCGTATAAAAAGATATATAACGATAGCTTTACTGTAGAGATATAGTTTAGAAAAATAAATTATAAATAAATGAAATAAAAATAAGCCTTTTACTGTATTTACTTTTAGGCTTAGAGTCATACACGTGTGAGATACATCGTGTGTATTATAAAACCTCGAAATTTACGAAAGATATTATATTAGCATGTTTTTAACTTAATATGATATTTTGACATCAAAAGTAGGGACTAGCCCTCGCCTTGATGTCTAGTAAATAAATAAGTTAGGCG